ATCACAACCAATCCGTGTCTCAAATATCTATATAGTCCGTCATTTCCAAAGCTTGTAGTTCCTGCACTGCTTACACCGGCACTCATCGGAATACCTACACTTGCTTTTTTATACTCATTTGAGTTTGTATCTGTTGAAAAATTAAGAACTTGATTTGTTCCGTTCCCTAAGTAAATCCATCCAGCGTTACCTCCTACGATTCCCGTTAAGTCAAGTAAGTCATAAAGACTCTCATCTAAAAGATTTGCACTGGTTAAATCATTTGGGTTGACACTTGTTTTTAAGATTCTAAAATATCTTGCAGAGTAAACGCCATCTGTTGCGGCTATGTCTCTTTCTACTCCAACATTAAGCGTAACAGTATTTGCATCGACTATCGCCGATACTGTATAAGCTGCGGTGTTGTAAGTAACACCACTACTAGGTGTTCCCCCAAAATAGATAACATCACCAACTGCTAAACCGTGATTTGCAATAGTTATATTTGTTGCACCGCTTGAAGTTGCTGTTCCTGTAACTTTTGCTAAGTATGTAAGTCCTGTAACAATTTTCCACATATTCCCTGTTATATCTGCAATACCGCTGTTTTGTCCGTTATGTGTTGTTTTTGCAAAATTTGAGCCTGACCCAGTTAAAGCACAGTTTGAGTACCCACTGCCGGTAAAGGTTACGCTTGTATCATTTACATCGTGAAGAGCATTAACTAGACAACCTTTTGGAAAGTAAGGTGCTACATCGTTATATGCACATAAATTACTCCCACTTTGAGACTGAGCTAGTGCTATCAACCCTAACGCTTGCCATTCAAATATCGTAGTAGTTTTATATCCTGCACTATGACAAGCATCAACAAACCCTGCGTAGTTGTTTGCTGGTGCTGATATGAGGCTTCCTATTGGGTTGTGAGAAGAGTTTGTGCTAAGTGGGTCGAGGTATTGTTTTGAAACAAGTTTACCTCCCTCGTTTCCTGCTAAATATTTGAAATGCAAGAAACCATTTGGCGAGTCTATAAAAGCCCTTGGCTCCACATATCCACTTAGTGCAGTAGATGAGATAGATATAATATTACCGACCAACTTATAGTAAAAAGGCGGTATATACTCAAACACACTTCCGACAGAGTCTATAAGACACCCATAGTTAGGGTTCATAACATCATCGTGTCCGCTAGCCTTTATATATCCTGCCGGGACTAACTCATCTTTTAACGCTGCTACGCCAAACCCTGCTGTGCCTGGTGCTCCTATGCTGTAAGCATCATCACTTGGTAAAATATCAAAGTTTAATACCGCTAACTTTTCCAAGCTAGCTCCTGCGTAAGCTATCTGTTCTAAATCTGTACTTGTTTTAGATACCTCTTCAAGTCTCTCGACTATCGTATCTCTTGCTGTTTTTAATCCCATAATTTAATCCTTTTGTTAATTTTGTTTTTAATCTTATTGCTACTCATAGACTTATTCCAAAGATTTTGGCTTTTAATATTCTTGAGTTTTTGTCAATTTTTGCTGTATATTCGCCTATTTGTGATTCTATTGCTGTTGCTATTGCACCACTAATATTATTGTTAATCCCCTCTACAGTATTTTTATAATCTTCTGTAGTATCTCTAAAAGCCTTTGCATCATTAGCACTTGTAGCAGCATTTGTGGCACTATTGCTTGCATTTGTTGCTGCTGTTTGTGCAGCTGTTTTACTTGTTTCTACATCATTCGCAGTGCTATTTATCCCTGCAATACTCGCATTTATTGATTTTATTACATAAACAATCTTTCCCCACACATAAGAAGCATTAGCCCTGAAATCAGAACTACCTTCTACAGGTATCTTTGCCTCATCAAAATTCGTTACTATCGGTATCGACATTATCTCTCTCCTTTTCTCATTATAAATACCCCTCTACTTGTAATTGGTATTGTGTTTTAACCACACTTATCGGCATATCGTGGTCTCTTAGCTCTCCATAGATAAGCAAAGCTTTATATCCTCCCTCTCTTTCATCCCCTACAAATATCGCAGGGGTATCTGCAAGAGCATTAAGTCTCTCTTCTATCAAGTCCACTGCTGTGCTATCTATCACACAACTTATGCTCATTCTCTTATATCTCGCTCTTCTTCTTGTTATAATATTCCCATAAGCATCTCTTCTTTTGCTTGTAATCCCTCTCATAGAACTTACAGGATTTGGATTTATAAGACTTAAACCGTAATTTTTGCTTCTGCCGTAAGCTATATGTCCTACTTTTACGGTAGAGCCTGTGTTATTTAAATAAACCTCTAAAGTTGCATCATAGGATAAAGGTAATCTTGTAAAATAACTTCGTCCAAATTCAGCTGGAGCATAAGTCCAATCAAACCAATCATAAACCTCTCTTGTTAAATTATTTACAGTTTTATCCATCAATACTTCAGAATTTGGGTTGTTTGTCACTACAATCCTTATAGAATCTACTTTCGACATATTTTCAAATAAAATCAAGTCTATATCAGATATACCAAACTTATAGTAGATACTATCAGCATTTTTACATTGAGAGCTTTCAAGTTCATCAAAAGGTCGCATATAGTTTGTCGCACCCCTACCAAACCAGTAAGTCCCTATTCCTGTGGTAGCATCTACATCATCAACAGGATTAACTCCTGCCGGTACATTTTGCACGGCTTCGTAAATCCTGTTTGTAGTTCCATTGACTTGTACCATATCTTTAGTAGAGTAGGTAGCGGAACTATCCCATACAGGTATTCCGCTCTCTACTACTGCAACATTGCTATCAAGTATATTTGGTTGTGTTCGTGGTGCTATAATCATGCTACTTTCTCCGCTATTTCATCAAGGTATGCTGTATGGTCATCATTGATTTTTCTTAATTCTCTTATCTCGTTTGCTTGTTTTTCTATAAGCATATTTTGGTCTGATAGCATTTTAGACTGTCGCCTACTTTCTTCTAAAAGCTTTTTAAATATGCTACTATTACCATTTATTCCAAGGTCTTTAGTTGTTGGAGCATCTATGACATATTCTTGCCCATGCACTACGCCTGCTATATTATTTTGAGGAATATCTCCTGTATAACCACCGTTTTTAAAAGCCCTACCTTCTTTTTTACCCCAAGTGTTATAATGGTACTGTGCCCAATCTAGTATACTTCCATGAAAAGCAGGGTTATCCATTGTCCCTGAGTTGGACCACGCATTGCGAACATCTTGGTTATTAAGTAAATATTGTGCTTCTCTAGCATGAAGAGTGCCACTATTTGCATTTTCTACGATACCTATCCATGAACCTGCTGCTAATCTTCCTAGAGATAATACCCTATCATTGAACTTAAATAGATATTTATCACCAAGATATGGCACTAGTTTTTTAGCTATTTCTGCTACGGAATTTCTTTGCTTTGTTATCCAATCTATACTTCCACCAGATAGTATCCATTCTGATGTTGAATTTAAATTGTCAGGATTGTTCATACCTAACTTTGGTGCAAGTAGTTGTCTTTGTGCTTCAATAGCATTACCCATACCTTGAATATCACTTATCATTGATGATGGTGTAGCAGTTGGAACAGATGGTGGTGTAGGTGTTGAGATTGCTGTATTCAATCCACTAATTACACTCGATAACCTATCTATACTTGATACTGTTGCAGTTATTTGGTTTCTAGTATTCTGTTCAATCTGTGATAGATAATTTATCTCTTTTACTGTTGTACTTTTAATACCACTTAAATCATTAGCAGCAACCAACTTGGAGAATGTTTGGTCTCTTGAAGTACTATATAAATTAGAATCACTAAAAGCTTTAGAGGCTGTTATAGCATCTGCCGTAAGCTTTGCATACTTCTTATAGTCAGAGCTAATATTTATGGATTTTAGCTCACTTATAATAGAGTGAAAAGAATCTATCAAAGGTTGTCCTGAGTTAAGACCTCTCAGCCCTTTTATTGTATCGGACAATGATGGGAGATTACCACTTAGGGTATCAATGCTGTTCTTGTATGTAGTTGCTAAATCTTCTAATCTTGTTTTTTCATCATTATAGTTTTTAAGTCTTATTTCATCTAAGTCTTTTTCTTTTGTAAGTTGGTCTACATAGCTTTTTATTTGTCTTGCGTGAATATCATCAGCCATTTGAACTGAATAGTCAGACATAACTTTAGTTGCACTTTTAATAGATGCTCTAAGTTTTAATTGTTCAGATTTAGTTTTATCAACAAGGGCTTTGCTATACTCATCTTGAGCGATAGTTGCTTTTTTAAGTGCGTTTGATAAAGTATGCCACTTATTAACAGTATCTAAAGTTATGCCATTTTCTGTGGCTTCCTTATATCTTTTCACAAAATTGCTTACAGTTAGCCCAGTAATATTAAAAGTTTTCTCAAGAGCTTTAAAATCATTATTTAGGTAATTAGCTTTATATTTAAGAGCATCTAAAGCACTTGATTGTTGCTTGTTATAGTAGTTCCAACCTCTTATATCATTTGTATAAGTCTTTTTAGCCGCTTCAAGGGCTTTATTGTAAGCTTCTTGAGCGATAGTTGCTTTTTTAAGTGCGTTTGATAAAGTATGCCAACTCTTAAGCTCATCTGGAGTTAATGTACTTTGAATAGCTTTTTTATACCTTTGTACAAAGTTTTTTGTAGTAATCCCTGTAATATGCAATGTATTTGCAAGGTCACTAAAGTCATCTTTTAAATACTTAGCTTTATATTTAAGAGCATCTAAAGCACTTGAT